GTGACCTGATTGAGCAGTGAAACTAACAGGGTTAGATGGCAGAGATGTATAATCTCCTGCATTTAGCAAGTTGATGCTGCTGACATCCCAACGTAATTGGAATGCAGCGCTTGTAGCCCATGCATTTGCTTTAACACTGCTACTAAATGGAGTTGTGTTAGTGATCATTGAGTTGTAAACAGAACCAGCATTGGTAATTGTAACACCGCTAATGTTTCCATTACCTGATGTGCTAGCAACAGTTAGTACAGTTGGACTTGTCCAGCCAGCGTAATTCCAGGTAAATGTGTCTCCAACAGTATAGCCAGTATCTGTTGTTACTCTAGCAGCACCTAACGTGACTGATAGTACGGTAGCGTTTGCTATGTCGTTTCCGCTCGGAGTTCCGCCGTTCATGCTTAGTATTTGTCCAGGGATATATCCGTTTGTAGTTGTTCCAGATCCACCCGAGGTTAAACTAAACGACTGTACCCCTAAGTTAGCTGTAGCTGTCGCACCGCACCCTGTTGATCCGTATGGTTGCACCGTAATATTTGCTTGTCCGGGTTGGAGTGCAACTCCGCCATTGGTTAGTTCCAAGCGTTCAGTAAATTGTCCATCCAATGACACAAAATTATAAGTATTTGTAGCCTTTTGAGCTGCGATATACGCAGGCGCAGGACCACCATTTTGGATGAAGTATGCAGTGGCTTCTATTTGTTGACCACCAATTGATACATTACCTATGTATCTCTTATTAATCGGACGTCCCATGTTGTTTCTCCTTAATGCCGTTCTAGGGCTACGCAGTTGGGCAGCCGCATAATGCTAGATAAACTTATTTATGTAAAAACGATAAACAGTGCGTTGATCGCGTCTGATTTGTTGCAACACCAGATAAATGATAAAATAATACAGTTAGAATCTTAAAGGTAGAAAAATGACCGGGGATAAAAAATATATTTTAGATCTGCAACAGGTACTTTATGCACTAGACAACCGCGATCTAGATTATTATGATAGGTTAACTGACAAAGAGAAAAAAGGTTACACTCCTTTGGTGCTAATGCGCTATATGAGTTCATTGACCTCGCAAAATAGTAACTGTGCATACGCTGTGATTGCTACAAATGATGTTGTAAATTTAGGCTTCTGGACATTAAGCAAATATCCGGACTTGCAACATAAGTTACTATGTGTAACCGGTCTAGGTGGATCTCAAAAAAGACCTTGGATAGCAGCCAAAAACACTAAAAAGAAAAACAAAATAGATTCATGGTTATTAGAAAAATTTCCAGAACTTAATGATGAAGAAATTTCTATTTTAAAATCTCAACACGATTCAAAAAGTTGGAATGCTTTTGTAAAAGGTAGCGGAGCTACTGATGCAGAGGTTAAGGAAATGACAGCAGCATGGTCGAAAGAGAAATAAAAGAAGACTTGGTGTGCGAATTCTGCAATAAAAAATTTGTACAGCACAAAAGTTTTATCAATCATACGTGCAAGAAAAAACAAAGATGGTTTAGACAAAACGAACCAGAAAACAGGTTTGGATTTTTAGCATGGAATAGGTTTTATCAACTTAACAGTTACAACAAAACTGAACAATGGAAAAATAGTTACAAAAATTTTATTGATAGTAGATATTATGAATCATTTGTCAAATTTGGAAAACATATTCGAGACATAAATGCTATCAATCCAAAAAAGTTTATAGATTATGTAATTAAAAATACCATTCCTATTGATCGATGGACGCAAGATTACATATATGAACAATACGTTAGAGAACTTACAAGACAAGAAACCGGTGAAGATGCACTGGAACGTAATATACTTTTAATGAACGAATGGAGCATGTCTACAGGGGAAAATTGGTTCGATTTTTTTAGAATGGTCAACCCTAATCAAGGTACATTATGGATTAAAAGCGGTAGAATTAGCCCATGGGTATTATATAATGCTGACAGTTCTGTTGATTTTTTAGAAAGATGTTCTCCTGAACAACTAAGTATAATAAAAGATTGTGCACCCCCTGGGCCATGGAAAATAAAATTTTCTAAAAACAGAGAAACATGCACATTTATTAGAAACACACTTAGAGAAAGCGGCATATAATGACTGACGACATGTATAATACAACAGATGAAAATACTGCTAGCAACGAAAGCCCTTTACCGGTTAACTTTCTAGGAGTCCGCGGCGCCATAACAGAAATTGAAATGCAAGGGAAAAAAGTTGCGGTTATTGATCCATCTGTTGTGATAAACATGGAATCTACGTTAAAAAGATTACAATCTCATATACAGCGTTTAGAGACTGAATTACATTCTCTGAAAAGTAAACAATTTATGCAAGAACGGCGTATTAGAGAGATAACAGGCGAGCTTGATAACAAGGTCAGTTACGAAAAATGAAACTTTATAAAATCAACTGGGACAATAAGCAAAGTTGCTTAGCATATCAGTTAGATAATAAATCTAATACTTTCTCAATACCTGTTCTCAATCCAGACTCACCTCTTTTTCTTTGGTTAACAGAAAGAGATATACAATATTCTATACACGAGCGCGATTTTTATCTATTACTTTATCTGGACATTGAAGAAAACCAATCTGTTGAATTTCAACTCACATGGAGTGGATATATTATATGTCATTAATTATCGGAGATGTTGACATTGATTTTGCTGATAGAAATTTAGCTCTTTCTGTATTAAATCATACTCCTGCATCAATCATACGTAATAACTCACTAATCAAACACAATACAGGTGTATATTTTCATACAGTTCCTATAGACCCTATTACCAAACTTGCATCATTACCATACGATATTGCTGCTGATCGAGGTTGGTATAAACTCGACCTTTTAAATGTAAGTGTTTATGAAGGGATTAAAAACGAACAACACTTACTAGAGCTTATGGAAAAACCAGTTGAATGGACGCTGTTTACCTACAAAGAATTTGTTTCTAAATTAATTCATTTAGGCAACCATGCAGATTTGGTTTCCAGACTGAAGCCATCTAATGTTGAACATGTTGCTATAATACTTGCCCTTATTCGACCTGGTAAAAAACATCTAATAGACAAGTGTATAAAGAATGGCTTCGATAGCGTTTTAGATGAAATTTGGACTGACAATTCGGAAGGGTATAGTTTCAAACATGCACATGCTATTTCATATGCTATGCTTGTGAAAGTTCATGCCAATCTAATAGTAGAACAATTGTCGCAAGACGTTGACAGTGTTTCATAGGTATGCTACTATTATAGTATAGAAAGGAACGAGTAATGCCAACCATTGATTTAAACTTAGTGGCTAACACCAATTCTCTAGGAACAAATGTATTTTTGCAATCCGCGAATAAAAAATATCATGAGTGTCTTGCGGAAAATTTGGAAAACAATCCGCTTGCAAATTTAGTAGATTCGTTGCCATCAGGATTTGTTTTTCGTAGCCCTAATATTCAAACAGAGGATTGGGAACAAATGCTAAAAACTCTGTACAGCCTTGAAGGAACATTTTCGATTAGGGCTATTCTTGAACGTAAGAAGGATACGCCTGATACTGTAATCGGATATGCTACATTTGAAAACAAAGACGACGCTGCAATTTTCGCTTGGTCAAATGTTGAACAGTGGCAAAAATGGGACGATGCTAAAGAAGCTGAATATCAAGAAGAGAAGAAGAAACAACCAGTAAAGCCAACGATAAACAAAGACGGAAGTGTAACGGTTACAGTTCAAGTGTCTAGTATAAGCGGGTCTTAATTTTTGACCAGCTGAATAGTTCTTCTTTTAAATTTCTTATTCATAAGGTCCATTAGATTAATTGTTGGGCCTTCTACAATAGTAACCTCTTTTCTAGCAAAGGTCTTCAGACTAGGTTTGAAGACCTTAAATCTTTCTCCAAGAAACAGATTTATAGGAATACTTCTGTTGCTTTCCCACCACCAAGTTTCGCCGCATAACAAAAACGCTCGCTTTTTTTCATTTGTAAAACTTGGATCTAATACGTAAATGCTGACAAACTGCGTATCGGCATTTTGCATAATACCAATATACTCGGTATTCAGATAGCTAATGATTGTAAGGAAAGGAAATTTTTCCTGTAATAATTTGTGTGTTTCTGGTGTCATTTCTATAAATTCTCTAGCTCTTATTTATGTCCAAATTTTAGGTTTGTAAAATTTTCATAAATATTGGGAAAGGTGGATTAAGGTGCATGGTTGATCAAGTTTTATTTAGATTTCGCGAATATGTACAATTGTGGTCAACTGGAGGCAACGCACCTAACATAAATGGACCTATGATACAATATAACACAAAAGTATATAAAGGTGCTACTAATACAATAGATTTTGTTGTGAGAAACAACGACCGTAAACCTATAAATTTGTCAGCATATCAAATTGACGCATTAATCCAACGTGTTGAGACTGTAACAACAACTCCAGGAAATGGCAACAGTCCATTAGCTGAACTTTTGTTAATTCAACCTGTGCAAACTTTGCAAGACACTGCGGGCACTTGTAGACTTACTTTGACTGATCTTGAAATAGGGCATTGGCTAGCAGGATTCTACAGATATACCATAAGATTAACTGATGTAACAGGACGACAAGAATTTTTGTATACTGATCTTAATAGAAGCACCTATGGAACATTTGAACTAGTGGAAGGTATGAGCACCTCTCTAGTTCCTGCTATTAATATACCAGCGTACCAATTTACTCCAGAAACTGTAGATGACCTTACAAATCAATATATTTTTGCCTCTGGTGCGGTACAAGGAGATGCACAAGCAGAACGAAGCAATGGTATGCATACAGTGGTAGCATACACCGGCAATAACTATGCTGGAAAATTTTGGATACAGGTTAGTCTTACTCTAAATGCTCCGTCATCACTTGATTGGTCTAATATACCCATAGGCAACGGAACAGATTATTTTCAATATAGCCCTCCTTACAATAGTCCTACTATTAAGGTTTTTAATTTTTCTGGAAATTACTATTGGGTAAGATTTGTTTTTGAAAACCCTTATTATTACCAATGTGCAACATGCAATCAGTATTACGCAGGTAAAAACAATCCACTACTTTTCAATAAGTTTTCATGCGGTCCTGCACCTTTTGTATGTTCAAGTGCCAATAATAGAACTTTCAATCCGCCATCAGGACCATGGCCGTGCGGCCCTAATCCACCTTCGTGGCCGCCGCCGCCATGTGTGCCTCCTCCACCATATCCGCCAGCGCCCTATCCTCCACCTCCTGGTCCTTATCCTCCACCTCCTGCACCCTTGCCGTATCCAACGACACAGGCTGGATTGCCAGTTATAAACTGTAATCACGGATATTTTGCAGGTATACTGTATAAAAACTGATATTGTGACACTCAAAATACGAGTTTAAACTACAAACATGACCTCACTTATTCATGAGATTGTGCTTGATTACTTGCCACCTAAACGCAAGCAAAATGCAAAGGGGTGGATTGTCTTCAACTCAGTATGTTGTCATCATAGGGGTCATAATCAAGATACTAGAGGCAGAGGCAATTTATTGATAACCGGCGACGGTGGTATTATTGTAAACTGCTATAATTGCGGGTTTAAAACCGCATATAAAGGCGGTGATTTAGGCCACAATTTTGAAAATTGGCTCAGATATCTAGGTGTTCCTGCAAACAAAATACAACAAGCAAAACTAGAAATATTAAGTAAAAAATTAAGCGGGGAAATAGAAGAAACAAATGAGCATATTCAGTTTCATGCTGACCATTTTCCGGAATGCCAATTACCCGAACAGTCGCAGCCAATAAATTTTTGGTCCCAAAGTCAAAATACATCTACAGATTTTCAAAGTTGTTTAGACTATTTGTCTAGTAGAGGCAGAGCAATTAAAGATGGATGGACTTACTATTGGTCGCCTATAAAAGAATCAAATCTTAATAAACGCCTAATTATTCCGTTTTATCATAACAATAAGGTCGTAGGATATACCTGTAGATATGCAGGCACACCTCCTAAACATATTCCAAAGTATTACAACAGTGACATTCCTACTGGTTATTTGTTTAATAACAGAGTGCTCAATCTTTATCATAGAAAGTATGTAATGATAGTAGAAGGACCATTTGATGCCATAGCAATAGATGGAATATCACCGTTAGGTAGTACACTAAACAAACAGCAAATACAATGGCTAAACAGTATTGATAAAGAAAAAATTGTAATTCCAGATAGACAACTTAAGAACCAAGATTTAATTGATGCGGCTATAGCTAACAAATGGTCAGTTTCATTTCCAGAATGGAATGAAGGTATAAAAGACTGTGCAGATGCTAGTAAACAGTACGGTAGATTATATACAATAGCTAGTGTTATTGCTTCTAGAACATCTAGCACACTAGAAATTGGTGTAAAAAGACAAATGTTGAGGTCATAAAATGGCAAAAGAGCCAGAAGAAACAAGAGATTACAGCGAAGAAAAACAAAAACTTCTAATCGACGTGCTACTAAGCAGTGACGAAATTTATGCTCGTTGCCAAAATATTCTCGATGCAAACTATTTTGTAAATAAATTTCGGCCAGCTATACGTTATATTTTGAAGCAGTCTGAAAAATACAATGTACTGCCGAAAATAGAGCAGGTAAATGCTGAGACTGGATTAAATTTTCAAAAAATTGAGAACATCACAGTTCAGCATCAAGATGCATTTTTAGATGAAATTGAAGAATTTTGTAAAAATAGAGCCTTGGCTAATGCAGTTTTATCTGCAGTTGACTTGATTGAAAAAGGTAATTATGGCGAAGTAGAGAAGCGTGTTAGAGAAGCTATCCTAATCAGCTTGACCAACGACATTGGTACAAATTACTTTGAAGATCCAAAAGCTCGTTTAGAACGTATACGCCATAGCAATGGGCAGGTTAGTACAGGATGGAAAGCAGTTGATGATAAACTATACGGCGGTGTTAATAGAGGTGAGATAACTATTTGGTGTGCAGGTTCTGGTGTTGGAAAATCCCTGTTTTTACAAAATATTGCTATTAATTTTGCACTTAAAGGTTTAAATGTTGTTTATATCACACTAGAGCTTAGTGAAGAGTTGTGTGCTATGCGTATGGATAGCATGTTGAGTGAAATTTCAACTAAAGAAATTTTTCGAAAAATAGATGAAGTAGAAATAAAAGTAAAACAAGCTGGACGTAAAAGTGGTGACTTGCATGTTAAACAACTTCCACAAGGTAGCACATGCAATGATATCAAAGCCTATCTAAAAACCTATGAAATTGAACGTCAAAAACGACCAGATGTTTTAGTGGTTGACTATCTAGATTTGTTATTTCCAAATAACAAGAGAATAGATCCAAGCAATTTGTTCGTGAAAGACAAATTTGTCACCGAAGAACTACGTGGACTATTGGTCGATAGACAAATGATTGGCCAAACTGCTGCACAGTTGAATCGTTGCCTTTCTCTTGATACAACTGTAATATCAAACGGTAATAGCATTAAAATTAAAGATGTTAATGTTGGCGATTGGTTGGATTCAAATGAAGGTCCAGTTCAAGTTATAGAAAAAACACCAATCATAAAACAACCTCTATTTAAAATAACAACGAAATCTGGAAAAACTGTAACATGTAGTGCTAAACATACATTTCCAACAAAAGATGGATTAAAATCGTTAGAAGATGGATTAAAAGTTAGTGATATGATGTTCTCTATGATAAATACAACTGCAACTCAGGAGAACTCAAATGACACAGATGATAGCGGAGAGCAGATTTATAAAACAATTCAATTTAACAACTCAGCAAATTGATATTTTAAAAAACATAGATTGCGATAAAAAGTCGTATAAAAAGTTGTGCAGATTTATAAAAAAATATTATGAACTTGGATTAGATTTTCAAATTTTAGCAGACAATTGGGAGCAAATAAAATTGCTTAACAATGACAGTAGTTCATTAGAATCCCATATAGTTAGATATGGCAAACAAGCCGGGACAACTATGTGGGAAAATAAAAATAAATTATGCTCAAGAACAAAAGAATATTACATTGAAAAATATGGAGAAGATGAGGCATTAAAAAAATTGAGACTTAATGGCGCATCCCTTGAGATATATAAAGAACGGTATGGTGAAATAGATGGTATAATAAAATGGAACCAATACTTGGAAAAACGAAATAAAAGTTTTAAATCAAAACGAGGAACTTATGCCAGACGAAATTTAAATTGGTTCATTGATAAGTATGGTTATGAAAAAGGTTACCAAATATGGAAAGATAAAAAAGATAAACAGGCTTACAAGGTAAGCAGAGAATACTACATAGACACTTATGGAGAAGTTCTTGGAATTGAATTGTTAAAATTATGCAAATCTAGAAATTTAACTTTTTTCATTGACAAATATGGTATTGAAGAAGGTACAAGAAGATACCAATCTTTTTTATTAAAAACTGCCAACAAGCACACTGTAAGTAAATGGTCATTAGAATGTATAAATTATATAAAAGAATCNATTGATGATTTGTACTTTTATGGCGAAAATGAAATGGTATGGAATTTACCAAAACAATGGTCAGAATCTATGGAACAAAAATGCATTTTGCCAGATTTGTTTTATAAAGGTAAAATAATAGAATTCCAAGGAAATTTATTTCATGCCAACCCACAAATGTTTACCGAGAACGAATTCCCTCATCCATTTAAAAAAACTTGGTCATCTGCTTATATATGGAAAAAAGATGAATTGAGAAAAGATTATTACACCGAACGAGGTTATGATTTGCTAGAAATATGGGAAAATGATTATACTAATAACAAGGAAGAGATTATAAACAAATGTATCAACTTTTTGAAATCGAAGATGAAATAGAATCTATAGAATATATCGGTGTTGATGAAACCATTGATATAAATGTAACCGGAAATAAACTATTTTATACAAATGGTATACTAACACATAATTCATCAGTGCAAGAACAAGAGCATGATCACAGTCATATTTCAGGTGGTATTAGTAAAATTCAAACAGCTGATAATGTGATTTCAATTTTTGCATCTACTGCAATGAAAGAGCGCGGTCAATATCAAGTACAATTTTTGAAAACAAGATCTTCTAGTGGTGTAGGGAGCAAAGTTAATCTCGGATTTGATCCGAACACTTTGAGAATATTCGATCAAGATGAAGATAATCAAATGCCAGTTGGTAATAGCACAGCTGACCAATTTGCAGATATTAAACGAAAAAATGCAGCTCTTGCAAAAAAAGATGAACAAAAAGCATTGCCGTCGCCAGGACAAGCAATAAAAGATCTAAGTGCATTAACTGCTTTAGTTAGAAGATAAAATTATTTTTCTGTGTGTTGGCTTAAGTCACCAACTAATAGAAGCAACGACACAACAATCTTAGGAAATACATCTTGATCAAATGCTTCCTTGTCGCCCTCGACATGATTAACAATGGAAGCGATTTCATGTAATGCGTCGCTTTCATTGCCATCTTGTGCCTGTTGTAAGGCTGTTTGTATACCTTTAAAAACCTTGTCCATACCTCCATGATATGAGCGATTTTTGATTCCAGCTAATAATAGATTGGCCAAAGTTGTTGCCTGCAGTTTGGAGACAGGACTAGATTCGCTTGCAGTTTTAATAGATTTCAACACATCGTCAATCGAAGCAGGCTCTTCAGTAACATCGTCGGTACTCTCACTAACGTTTAGTTGCTGAGAACCAGCTGACATCTTTTGCAAGACGTTTGCTAAAATAGCTTTTTGGTCAGCCGTTAGATTTGAATTTTGATCTTGCAGGGCATTAATGGTACTTACAAATTCGTTGTAATTACTAGGGTCTATTTTCAACTGCCCTGCTAGTTTGTCAGCGTCTATCTTTTTACTAGGTGTTACCAGCATAGTATCAATTGGCTGCCCTTCATTATCATCAGGTGCATCCTCTTCTTGTATAGCAAACTGATACTCTGTTATAGTTTGCAACATTTTACGAATATCTTCTGCACTAGATTGTGTCATTAAAGTCTCCAATAATTAATAGTATTTATGTTTCTATGCTACATAACATAAATATTCCAATAATATAGAGGATCAAGTGGTGAATCATTTGAAAAATTTTATTGACGAGTTAGATGCTATTGTGCCTGCTAAAAACAAGCATACAGTAGTTGAAAGTCGTGCAACGCATCTCATTGCTAGCGCTATAAATCTAATAAGGTTAATACGTGAGAGTTATCCGGAAGAACAGGCAGATGATCTGATAAAAAGATTGCATAGGAGCATAATTAGTGAGGACTCGAAAAAATTTACCAGAAAAATTAAAGAAATAAGGAAAGAAGGATAGAACCTAGCATGCAACATCCTACTACACAGAATGATTCTAATAATCATGTTATGATAGATGAAGGCATTATGGATGTCTTGCAACAAATTTTTCCAGTCTTAGATCCTGTGGCTAAAGCTAGAAAACATGGTGTAAAAGAAGTACATAGTCTGGCCAAAAATGCTTTGGCAAAATTCAGTCAATACATTGGAAGACAACAGAAAGATTTTAATGATGTAACCTGGAACATGTTATTCAAATACATGACAATGCCCAACCAGCTGAAATTAACTCCAGAAGAAGCAAAAAAAATTATATCAGATCCGACTACAGTTCAGCAGATAAAAGCAAGTTTGACAAAAAGCAAATTGCCTTTACCGGCTGCTAATACGTGGGGTAAACCAAATTCTCCTATAAGCGGAGATCCGCAGAACCCCAAAGCTAAACTAGCAGGTCAGTTGATTACTGCAGAGATATTAGGGCTAGGTGCTATCAAATATCTTGAAAAAGAATCTGCAGGGCAAGATTTAAATACAACACAACAGGCCGCAGTTGGTTCTGCTCAGCAACAAGCTCCACAGGCTGCTGCCGTGCCACCTGCTGCTGCCAAACTGGTTAATAATCAGCTAACTCAAATTCTACAAAAGCTTGGCGGAACTCCATGAAGATAGATGAATTAAATCGCACATTTTACAGCTCTAACATTAGAAACTTGTTCGAATCCGCTTGCAAATACTCTGTATTGCGTAACATTTCCATTTTACTTGAAAATGATAAAAGTTCAGAAGCAATTTATGTTCTTTGGGAGGGCGCNGGTGCGGCTATAACTGAAGCTAATCTTACCTCGTCTGAGATAGATAATCTGTTTCAAACTGCTATAAAAAGCGCTGAACAAAGTGGCGAAAATAAAACTGGTTTTGGCAAAGGAGTTGATATTGCAGGTAAAGCAGCCAAGAAAGGCTATGATTTCAGTAAGAAAACTATTGCAGCATGGAAACAGTTAAAATCTAACATTTACAATAGTTCTGCTATGAAAGATTTTGCTGACAAGTATGACAAACTCGCTGCAAATCTTGCTCAACAATATCCCGAAACTTACTCATATATACAAAAATATAGAAAATTAGCAACAAAATATCCTCTATTGCAAAAGGCAGCATGGGGAATACTTATTGCAGCAACAGGACTAGGTGGCGCAGGGCTAACAGGAGCTGCTGTAATAACTTTACTTAAATTAGCTGATCAAACTTTACAAGGTAAAGATATACGTGACGCTTTATGGTCTGCTACCAAAGCTGGTGCAACAACAGCAGCCGTAGGCACAATTAAAGATTTTCTAGGTCACGCACCTACAACCGGTTCGGCTCATAGCTCTTCAGATGTTACAACTGGAAATGATTATGATTATGATTATGATTCGCTCAATACACAAACCAATCTCTTGAACAATTTTGCAGATAGAATGGGTCTAGGAAGCGGGAATCATCATGCTATTTTTAAAGGCGGTGTGCCTGTTGAGATTGACGGACATGCGGTACCTGATTCTATGTTCACACCGGAACAAAAACGTATGATCCAAATTGCCAAGCAAATGAGCGGACAAATGCAACGTGAATCAGTTGAGATAGCAGAAACTGTAATTGCAATAAATGAAATAGACTGGACAAAAGCTGGACAAAACATTAAAAACTTTGGTCAAAATGTAGTTAGAGGAGCTAAAGGTCAAGCACCTCGACACACATCTGGCAAATATACCAAACCTGGTATTGCATCAAAAATAGGTCAAGTAGCTGCCCAGGCCGGACAAAAAGCTTCTAGTAAAATCAAACAAATGTCACATGAGTATGAAAATGTAGTGACAATGAAGAAACTACAAACTGCTTGGGAAAAAGCTGGCAAGCCAACATCCACTGAACAACTTGCAAAATTATTGTCCTATCAAGGATTTAATAATGACGATGTAAAAAAAATCTTTACAAATGCTGGACTGAAGGCACCGGCATTAGATGAACCAATTGGCGACCAAATTCCAGATAACACAAAGGCAGAAATTGATACCTTATTCTCTGCTGATCTCGGTGACCAAAACGCTAACAAAATTCTGCAAGATATAAAGTCAGAAGTTGAGCAATTAATACAATCGGGAAATAAAGACGGCGCTGTGACTTTGCTAAAAAACAAAATGTCTGAGTTAGAACCATTTGCTAATGCTTCTGCGACACAACCTAGCACAACTGCACAAGGAACCGCAACTCAATCCACACCCTCAACTGCACGCCTAGGCATGCAAACAATAACACCAAAAACCAAAACAACATCTAAGTCTGGAACTTCGCCTAAGCCTCAACCTCAACCTTCGATTGGACGGCTAGGTATGCAAGCTATATCTCCAACTGGAAAATCAGCTTCAGCAAATAAGGGAAAAGTAGCTAATTTATCACCAGCTGCCTTAGCATTAAAGAAGGCTAAGAAGAAAATTAGCGAAGATTTAGATATGAAATTGCTGGTTACACAGAGGATATTACAAATATTACGAGAACACAAAATAAACCGCCAAGATGTAATGCTAAAATTAAAACCATTACTTGAATTTGCATCAGGTGGTAGCACAAGCGCAGGTGGTATTGCAAGCTATGCCGGCGCAGGCGGTCCAATGATGCCAGTGATTAGAAGAATGCCAGCTGGACAGAGTTTTTTCGGGCCAGCAGGGACTGCGACACCTGTTAAAAGAAAAACTAAAAAGAAAAAAGCTAAACACACTTAAAAAAACTATCTGATATAAATAACTAGCAAAACAAGTTTGCACTTTACAAGGAGAACAAACAATGGCCTACAATACAGGCAGTTACAACAAAGTAAACGGCGGCGTGTTAGGAGGTAACTTCCTGACAGGTAGTATGGATTTCTTTACCATTGCTACATTGGTACCATGCTTTCAAACCAACGTTGATACCCCAATTAACTTGCTATACACACAGCAAGGATACAGCACATGGCAACCAGTAACCGTTATTGACGGAACCGGCACTGCCCAAACCTACAGCACCGCTGCTGAATATCAAAATGCATTTACACTACAAGCAAACTTAAACCTTCTGACACAACTTTTTGCGCAGAATGCTAACCCAGTTGCTATTAGCGTAAACTATGCTACTTCTAGCAACCCAAGTGCTATCGGTCTTACCGCAAAACAACTGAATAACGTAACAGATTTCAGTTACAGCAGTAATTTTGGCAGCGCATATAGTTCAAGCCAAACTGTTTACTATATCAAGTTTATCACTGAAAAAACTGGATATTGGTATGTAAGCGGTTCAACCGTTGACAGTGCAAATTGGGACAGCAATACAACCGGATATCAGTTCCTAGATGCTCTTAATGATGCTACCAACGCAGGCGTTCCTGTGTTTGATCTACAGACAACAGTACTGTCTGGTTCATCAACTGTTGGTACCCTCACATCACTAAGTGGCCAAACAGTTAATGTCAATACCAATGCTTTTGAAGTATCTGGTAGTGCTATTAATACTGTTGCTTATGTGGCAACACTGGCAACTGCTGGTTCACCAAACGTTCCAAATCAGAACGCGCTTCCAACCCCATAATAAAACAAATATTTGTTTTATAAACCCTGAAAGGCGCTTATTGCGCCTTTCTTTGTGATTGTTTACTAAATATTCAATCATGTTATTAGATCACATATTCAAACCTGCCGAACCAATACAGATAGTTATTGTGCGCAAGAATGGTAATATAAGCCATACGGCTAGACCCGTGTCAACAACTACAGATAACGACCAATCAAAAAAACCAATGTTCCCTATCAGTAAGGATAGAAAATGAAAACATTTACAGATTATATCAATAAAGTTTTTGGTACGCAGGAGGACCAGGATATGAAACCTCGTAAAATTATGGCTGAGCAAACTAACGAAGATGTTGTTTTTTGGAATACAGAGGATGACAGATGGAGTCGTCTAGCCAAACATCCGCTTCGAATAAATGAAATTCCAACTGAACCGTTAGTAAGTTGGGAAAAAGGCGAAATGGCAATATATGAATCACAAGCTGTTGAAATATCAATACCAAAGGGTCCAAATAGCACCGTAGGTATCATAGTCGAAGGTAAAACTAAAATGGTTTTAGGTTCAAAACTTGAAAAATTAACCGAAGGTGTTCTTGGCGGGATGCAACCATTGAATCCTATTAACAGAATGATGCAGTTAGCTGGCATTGCAGTTCCGCAGATTCTAGGAGATAATCATGACCTGCCAACAAATACAGAAACAGTAGAGCAGGTTATTAATGAAGATACCGGCAATATGTTTGATGCACTGTTTCGTTCCAACTTGGCAGGCGAATATAAAAACAATCCAGATGCAGCTAGATTAGCTACAATTGGTCAAATAATGGTAGGACTAAACAGTCAAATACAAGAACTTAAAGGCAAGCTATCTCCCGATTTAGAAGGCAAGATTTCTACTGTAGCCGGACTGGGTGCATTGCTGATGCAATCTGCAAAAGCCATGACGCAAGCATAACCTGGAGATAAAGCGTTGAAGTTTGTTGAAGTAAGAGGTGGATTCCTACAGCCGGTAAGCAACGAAGAAAATGTCATGCTTGAACGGGTAAAAGGACATAACGGACCACTACCAAAGGCTGTACTGGATATCAGAGAACAGGAACTAGCTAGACAACTTGTCAGCAGAGGTTTATTGCTAAGATTCATTTATGAAGGTAAATTATGCTTTGCAATAAATGATTTAGAAGATCTATGGGAGAGCTAATATGACGGTTACACCTGAAGAACGAGATGCAATGTTACGTTTGAGAAATATTATAGAAGGTAACAACACTCCGGCTGCAAGAACATCAACAGCATCTATAGTTGAATCTGCTGGCACAGTAGAATTAGCAGGTCCGGGACAAGTAACCAACGCGGATATAAGCGCTATGGCTAATGTTCTTCAGAGACTAAACAGCATTAGCAACAATGTAGTTGATGACATGATTACAGAATCCGTCGGTGACATTAAATCAGCTGACGCTTTAATGACGGAAAAAATTTCAAACGGCATCAAAGTTGGGCGTTACCAAATTCTTACAAAAGAAGACCCTTATCGTATAGCAGGCAAACAGTTCTATTCAATTTACAATAGTCTAACAAATAACACAATAGCCGATGACATTACGTTGTATGAAACTGCAATATCAGTAGTACGGTTGTTAAATTCGGGTAAATTTACTAACGATACTACAGTAAGAAAATTGTTCGAATTAGACGATTCATATACGAGTCATAAGGTAGATGCTATAACCTATAAGCGTCGAATAAATTCATCTAAAGATCAGGTCAAAAAAGACATTTACGAAAGTCGTCTGCAAGCAAGCATGGATAGATGCATGTTCGCCAAGAAGGCGTTAAACAGTTTATCAAAACAATGTCTATAACTATTACAGATTCTGCAAAATCTCAGCTGAGTAACCTTTGCCAAACTACTAACAAATTAGTACGTCTTGAAATACGTAGCGGAGGTTGTCAAGGATTCTCAAAAGTCTGGGATACCGTTGATGCAAAAGACGATCTAGACATTGAATTCAAGTTACCAGTTGGTTCGTTGGTCATTGATACAACTAGTCTTGATATATTAGATGGGGCTGTTATTGACTACAAAAAAGACATTGCAGGTTCATATTTTGCAATAGATATTCCCAGTGCTCAAAGCACATGCGGCTGTGGAACTTCTTTTTCCTTATAGTTGTTCTTATCGCTATTAGATATAAATAACACAACAGCGGACGGCCCGCATGGCCAGGAGAACATATCAACATGTACCTAAATCAGTTTGAATCATCGGATGCAGCCAGATTAAGTCAGGTGTTAGCTACTTTGAAAAATATTCACGGTGTACGCATCAATATAGATTTAAAAAGCCCTTCTGCAATTTCTGCTATTGAAGAATGCCAATCTTCGTGGGTAGCCAAGAGAGACAAAGTAATTGCTGAAAGCTCATTTAATTCATATCAACAGAATCCAGAGTATATTAAAAGCATGCTAATTTTAGAAGCTATGCGACTGATGCTCACTGAAATAGCCCCAAAAAGAAGACGTAAAGCAAAAATGAATGAATCAAATATAGACCAATCAACACAAGCAAAACCAACGTTATCTATGCAATTGAGTTTTCTAGCAAAAAAAGTACCGCAAACGAGTGAAGAATCGGCGGCCTTTTCTAATGCATTAGCTTCAATCGCCGACAAGGTTTCAACTAAAACTTCTCTTGATCCTGATGAAAAATCCATAATGTCATGGCTAAAGGATTATCCAAAACCAATAAGCAACGTTGCACAAATGTTAGGCCAAGGAGTAGAACAATTTGGACATACACTTATGTCCAAAAGACAAGATACACTAAAATCATGGCAACGAGTACCAGACGAAACTGAAGAAAGTGTGTCTATTATGAAGGCAAGGCCAACCCCGAGCGCCGCTCCCGGCATGGATAATGTTCACGAACAGCTAAACGAAAGTGATACACTGGAAAGACTTCCTGGACATGCTACATTTAGACAGGCTCATCATTACGAATATCAAGCAAGCATGGCACGCAGCGAACTATACAGAAACGGCAAATATGCAATGAGCATGCTGAAACAGGTTGATCCAAATGGCGAAATTCAGCCATGGATAGCCGGTTGCCTTACCAAATCAGCAAATATTCTAGATAAAGTATATCATTATCTAGATTATTACAAAACATTTGAACCGGATCAATTGCCAGAGGATATTGACGGCGATATGGAACTAGGCGAAACCAGCGGTAGTGTTGCCCGTGAAAATCTCATGCTAATAATTGAATACAGCACTAAACTGTTCAATATGATCAAACCAGGTGATAAGCTTGAAGGTTGGGTAGCTATGAAACTAACAACGGCGAGTGAGTGTATTAGCAGTAGCAAACACTATATGGACTATGTACAGTTTGAGCACCATGCACTAGATGACCATTTTGATGAGGCTAGAAAAGCTAAAAAAGCATCATTGCATGAAGCTGAAATGGCTGCATCAGGTGATCCAAATGATGAACAAATAGCCAAAGCTACTCTTATTATTAACGCCAAAGCGCTCGCAAGCAAAGTCCAAGATATGGCAGAAGATGTAGCAAAAATGGGGCCTAACGATCTAATGCCACTTGTTGATGCAATGCGTAGTCAATTTGGTCAAGACGCTGCGTCAGGATTCAATGAAACCGTTAAAACATCACTTGATGAACTACTGCAGGTTACTACCAAAACTAAAGAAAGCATTGATAACGCAGTTACAACATTGCAATCTGGCGGAGTTCCGGCTACAACATCTGATATTGAACAAGCCGGAACAGACACAACAGCTGACCAAGCTGGTGCACCGCCAGATGATTCTGATATTAGTGCAGATCTAGCTAACTTGGGTAATACAGAAGAAGAGCCTGACGATCAAGATTTATCAGCTTTAGGTAGAGAAAAGAAACCTACGCTTGAAAGTAAAATGACCTGCAAAGAATGCGGTATGGGAACTTACATGGAAGGCCAAGACGGCAAGATGCGTTGCGACGAATGCGGTTCTGTAATGATTCACGAAATGAAAACCGGATCCTATGTTAATTACATGAAGGCTGCTGACAGAGACAAACAAAAACACTTACAGAACATCGTTTCAAATATTGGCAATAAAGACGAAGTAGTTAAAAGCGCTTCAAAAGTGGCTAAAAGAGACAAGGGATTAGATACAGCTATTCGCAGAATTACAAAAAAAGGCTCGGATGTTGACGAAGCATGGGATGCCAAGATGCACACTGCTAAAAAAGATATTGGCAAGTGGGACGGATTTACTTTAGCAGATCTTAAATCTAAAAAAGCGAAGTTGATGAAAAAAGCTAGTCGCACTGAAGCTGAACAAAAAATAGTCAGTCAACTTAACTTTGCTATCCGTGCAAAACAAAAAGATCACTGGGGTAAAATTAAAGAAGAAGATTTAGACGAAGCCAAAAAGTCTAAACCAGATTTTCTCGATGTCGATAAAGATGGTAACAAAAAAGAATCTTTTAAAAAGGCATTAGCTGACAAAAAGAAAGCAGAAAAATCTGGCGGTAAAAAAGTAGAAGAGACATGGCCAGGCTACAAAAAGAAAATGGCTAATCAAACGGCTAAACCCAGCAAGGCAGATACAGAGTGGAATAAAATCACTAAAATAAACAGTGAATCTCCTGTAGTTGAGGGGATTTTTTCTCGCAAACCGAAAGCTGTTGTAACAAGACTTTCCCCACCAACTCCTAGTGAATTGGCAAAGAAAGATGAGAAACCATTACGACCAGGTGAAATTAGAGTAACTCCTATAGATAAACCTCTTGCAAGCAAGGAAATTGATATACCTGCATATCTGCGTAGAGGCGAAGAAAAAATTACAGAAAAAGCACCACCTGGAATGGAAGATTTTGTTCTGAAACTAAAGAAGCAATATCCAGGACATCCAGAAAAAGCGTTTGCTACTGCCTGGAGCATATACAATAAAAAACACAAAAAAGATGAGAGCTATAATAATGCGGTCGATGCATTAGCGGAAGCTAAAGCTCAGCTGAAGCAACTCAACATAGCGTTTGAATCTCATAAGGTAGAGTTCAAGCAAAAAGTTTTAGAAGGACTATCTAAAGACCCTCTTAAAATTGGCTATGGACTTGAAGGCGACGCTATCAATCAACAAATTTCTATGGTCAACAAGAAAATTGCTGAACAGAAGAGCATTATCAAATTCCTCATTCAAGAAGGTTTAAGAGAATTGTCAGCCAGCGCAAAAGCCAAAGTTAAAGCATCACAATTGGCAGAAGTAAAAAATACTACGCCGTATGGTGTCATTTATACAACCGTGTCTGGTAAAAAATCAAAAAAGCTTTTTGAAAATTCCGCTACTAGATCATATTGGCTAGAGCTTAATAAGGATAAACTTGCGGATGCAAAGCTAATTGAACCAGAAACGTTTGACGCTGCTATTAAGCGCTCGAAAGAAGGCTAATCTGTGTTAATTCAAGAAATTCTATATGAGTCACTGGTAGTCGATGAGATCAAAAACGATCTTATGGACTTCCTAGTGACATATAGAAATAAAAATCGTCCATGGGCACCAATGAGCGGACCTAATGGAGCCGTTGCCTATTTACGCAAAATGCACCACGATGTTAATGCAAGTGGTTTAATGAACCTGCTTGCAGAACCACCTTTCACAGACATTGTGGAAAGAAGTGGTCCAGATCATATCAAGCTTAAAACGCATGTGCCCGATCAAATGAGCGATAAAGAAAAAGAAAAAGAAGCTCAAAAGATAAATCAGACTGCTCAAACTACAGCTGATAAAGCAGTAAAATCTGGAAATTTATCACTGCAAGAACAAGAAGGATAGACTGAAAATGTCGTGCACTAACAACAATAATTACCAAAATAGTTTTTACTATAATTATGCATACAATCCTTCCCCTCCGCAAAGTCCAGTTTTCTATAATGCAGCAGACGCAAGAAACTCTCTGTCTAGCGAAGAAGCTATAAATGGTGAAGTTAGAGCGTTAGAACAGGCAGTGTTTTCGTCAATTCAACAAGGATTATATCAGACACAAGTTTCAAATGGAACTCTCATGACCTATAGCACGCCGTTCACTCCGTTACAATGGACTGTTTCAGGTAATATGCTTGTTATTCCCGGTCACCCTTACAATACAGGAGATATAATAACTGTTAGCAGTACAATTTCACTGCCAACACCTTTAGCACCGGCAACATACTACTACGTTATATACGTTGATCCAAATACAATTATGCTGGCAGTGTCATATGCAAACGCTACAGCTCCTCGTCCTACCGCAATAACACTAACAGACGCAGGTTCTGGTGTCTTTTATTCATATGCATACTATCCAAGTCAAGATTATTATGCAGCATGGCAAGGTACAGTCATGAGTAATCCTTTGCTAAGCCCAAACTATAATAACCAAATGAACGCAGTAATTAGTTATTTTTCTTCAATGGGTTATATTATGAATCGAATAGTTAATACACTTACGGGCAATACCCTAACTTGGGTAATACAGTGGTGATAACGTGCGGTCTATGTATGGCCCTGATACTCTGCTATTAGCTAGTAAAAAACCTCGTATAATTGAACTAGTTGCTAAGATTGATAGTATGACTATTGATGAAATTAAATTACTACCAGAAAAACCTGATATAATAAAAGGACTGTTGCTTATAAAAGAATTTGGTAAAACAGGGCCGAAACTAACAGTGCCTGAAAAAATTGCTAATCGTATGCAGAGATTAAACAATAACGCATATGATATTTCAATTTTAGAAGGAAAAATATATCGCATTACAGCCGAAAACTTATGGATTCCTGTAAATTCTACCCAACTAGAAGTTAAAAAAGGTTGGCACTGGATATGGTTAGAATCAAAACAAATCCTAATAAGCAACAACTATCTTGCTGCTACCGAACAATTACTTCATATATTAGTGTCATCAAGTGAACTGCTCACAAATGGCACAACAGTTGATTTAAAAAGACTTGAAGATCAACGCAGAAATAGTTTGATGTAAAATTGGCACTCTCTCTAATGCTTCTTATAATTAAATGATGAATCTTATTGAACGCTACTCATATACAAAATTAAACCGTGAAGATGGTGGTCCTGATGGTAGAAAATACGTCGATCCGTTTGGTAACAAACTTCCATCGGTTACTACAATATTAGATAAAACCAAACCCGAGGAAGCTAAAAAAGCCTTAGCAGCGTGGCGTCGCAGCATAGGCGAAAAGAAAGCAGCAGAAATTACCAAAGAAGCTGCCTTTCGTGGCACCATGATGCATAGTTTTTTAGAACGTCATCTGAAAGGTAAAAATCCCAAAGCTGGGACAAATTTTTATCATCAACATAGTTTTAAAATGGCCAATGTCATATTAGAACACTATCTTAAACCTTTTTTAGATGAATGTTGGGGATTAGAAGCCAGTTTGTATTATCCAGAGGTTTATGCAGGGACAACAGATATGTCTGGATTGTATCAAGGAATTCCTAGCATTATTGATTTTAAACAATCAAATAAAATCAAAAGCGATGACCGCGTAATAGATTATAAACTTCAGCTTGCAGCATATGCTACAGCGCATGACAAAGTTTATGGCACTCAGATACAACAGGGTGTAATTCTAATGTGCACAAAAGATTTTGAACCACAAAGTTGGATTATAACAGGCGAAGAGTTAGCTGAATACAAAAATCTATGGTGGAAAAGAGTTGCAGAATATTACAATGTTTAATTGTAGTCTACCAAAAGACTCAATTATGATCCGCTAACCACTCTTCGTAGGTTTCTACTAAAATCTTAATCTCTTCTAGAGATATGTCCTGTCCACCTATAACTTTTGCCCAGTCTAATGTGAGCAACGGAACTTCGTCTAAACTTTTCCAGGTAGGCTTGTTAATTTCTATTTGCATATTGCAAAATATATTTGCCTACCTGGTATAGTCAATAATTCAGTGTTTACTGGCCCACATATTATCAATTAAATTTGGATAAGGTCTACCCGCATTTTTTGCTCGTGTTTTTGCAGCAGATTTTTGCGCAGGTGTTAATTTTTTATGATGTTTTTTTGGATTTTTAGTTTTCCAAGGTTCTGACTCGTGTACAGCGTCGCTTCCATTAGTGGCAGCTATTTTAGGACGTCCGTTGAGATCTGTAACATTGCCAAATTTTGCTGCCTGTCTCTTGGTTTCGCCGGGTTTTACATCAATGGTAGTATTCACTCCGTTTACAATTTTCCCAACTCCAGCTGATTCGTCTAATAAATCGCTTATTTTCATAATACAATCCTTTTGAATATTTATTATAATATAGACCAAGAACATCATAGGGTACAATAGGTAAATATCCAACACAACGGAGATGTTAACAATATGGCTGTAACAACCATCTCAAGAATTCAAAATCGCAGAGGTTTATCCGCTGATTTGCCAACCGCATTAGCAGAAGGAGAATTAGGCTGGTGTTTGGACACTAGAGAACTGTTTATCGGTAACAGTAACGGCTATGGCGGTAATACTGAAATATTAACGCAATATAGTCCAAATACCACACTTATTACCACAATATATAATAATTCCTCTGCTCAGCTAGCAACTGCTTCTGTTAGAACTCTCAATGACAAATTAAATGATATTGTTAGCGTAAAAGATTTTGGCGCAGTTGGAGATGGGATAACAGATGATGCGCCTGCCATTAACAACGCTATAACCAGCTTGCTAAAAAATTATCCAGGAAACGGTCTTACTGCGACAGAATTGCACATGCCAGCAGGCACATATCTAATAAACAGCCCGATATTGTTATATCCGTATTTGAATTTAATTGGCGACAGCAAAGGCGGTACTACAATATTATGCGGGAATAGTGATTTATATTATATGATCCAGACCTCAGATAATCTAGGTCAAACTGCGGCAAATATTGGGTTGAATAGCGCAATTTTGCCAACTAGAATACGAGTAACAGATATTACCGTTAATACCAATGGTACAAGAACTAATGCCGCACAGTTAGTGCGTTATAATCATATTAGATTTGAACGGGTTTCATTTATCGGTGGTTGGTCTAATGGAAATGGCTTACTTACAGATTCTGCTGTTACACTGGAAAGCATAGGCAATGCTGTGTCAACATATGATGCACAATTTATTGATTGCCAGTTTCAAAATTTTACAAACGGTATTCTCATAAATGATCCTGTTTCGTATACAACAGTAGCTAGAAGTATTTTCGAATATTGCTATTATGGTCTCTCTGTCGGTACATCACCGGCATATAACGGTCCTAGCTGGACAACAGTAACTCAGAGTTATTTTTACAGCTTAGACAATTTCGGTATAATAGTAGAAAGTACAAATCCTGGTGTAACAAGTTTTGGTAATATGTTCAACAGTAACGGTTATAATCCAGGTGGTTACCACATTTCTTGGGGCACCGGCGCAACATTAAATGGAAGTATGGGCGATGTATTTGATGCTCTTCCATGTGTAAGCGATAACGGAGTTGCTAATATAATTGTTGATGCGCAGCAAAATAATTTAGGTGGCAGTGGAGCAACCGGTCCAACTGGAGCACCGTCATTTATTACGGGACCAACTGGTTATACCGGAGCACGCGGCGCGACCGGGCCAACTGGAGCACCGTCATTCATTAC